GAGGACTTACCCCCTCAACTTCACAATTGAGGAGGTAGGATGTTTCCAACATCCCTAATCCAACTGGAGGCAAAGATGCCCCCAGGCCCATTGGTATATAATCCCAGTTGGGACTAATACCTATCTTCCGTGAGTACCGTACCCTATCAAGCCTGATCGGGAACCGATTCTCACAAAGACTGCCTTGCAGAAAGGCAATAAGGAGACCATCATAGTTAAATGACCGCCTCTTCTCACCTTGAGGGACCTGCACAACTTCATTCCAGCAAACAGTTACGTAACTAGGGGAAGCAACCCAGCGCTTATAGCGCAAGGATTGAACCTTTTTGTCACGCACACGCCTGCGTAGGAAGTAGTAAGGAGTGCGAAGTCCGCTATCATCGTTCTCAGCCAGTGGGACAGGTAAGTCCGGAACTGTTCTGAGAAGAGCTTGACACACGTTCCTTACGGGAATTCCCGTTCGTGCCGTGTAATCAAGAAGACGATTAAGCAAAACATAGCGATCTTGAACAGAGGACACGCTCTTTGCGTAAACCCCCCGGATATTATGACCATCAAAATAGTCATGACCACAAGACTCGCGGAATCTGCCCGTGTTAAAGGACTTGCTACGATTGACGATGAAACCTAAGAGCTCAAGGTTCGAAACGACAGTATCATAAATACCCGAAGGTATAATGATGTCGTCACCGAAAACCCCATAGTTTCCAAGTCGTCGTCCATGAGGGTGTTCAGGGTTAACCCCTGCGATCCTCATCGTAGCATTAACGACCGCCGCAAAAAGCAGCGTCTGGAGAGGGAACGTAAAACCATTCCCCATCGTAGAGACCATATTGAGCTGGAACGTTTCACCACTAAAAGTGGTGCACGGAGATCGAAGTTGTCTAAGCCACGAGAATAAACCCATAGGCATGACAGCTGAGATCATTTCCAAAGACATGGAATCGGAAGCGGATTCTAAGTCAATCGTACCAAACGATTGACAAACGCTCCCAATCCTTGCAAGCTCACGGTTCTTATCTGGCTGGATTGCCAGGTCAATACCTGTATTATTAAGCAGGCATGACTGAATATAAGAACCAAGACCAAGCTGGTAGTACATATTGACTACCGGTTCAGTACATATGGTACGTCGTATTTGATTCGTCTTTGGGACGAAAGAAAGGGAATTACCTGATACCACAACTGGAGGACCCCAAATGGTGCTGCGCTTTAGCTCAGCAGAAGACCACCGAGTATCACTAGTTGCGTGCTGCAAGAAAACAGCATTTAGGTAACCTTTGGTGCATGTAAGCTTAGAGTCAAACAACTTTGTATAAAAGTCACAGCCTCTAGAGCCCAGAGATGCACCCGGTCCTGTGCGACCACGGTCAAGAATAGAACCGTAGCTCAGGGAACCGAGATCGGACCTTACGTACCACCTATGAAGAACCCACTTAAGGGTGCCCAGGAAGATAGCTTGCTCATCCGAACAGGTTACCACCTTGAAATCCTTCATGCGATTATTAATCGCACGAAACTTCTCAAGTGCTTTTGCTTCGGCGTCTGGTTCTTCCTTGTCTACAAATTTCTTGTAGAAGGAAGCCAACAACGATCGGGCAGCAGCACCTGATACACTATCTACTTCTAGGTAGTGCTCAAGGTCAGTCTTCAGATCAGAGAAAAGAGCATCAGGGTTAATACCCATGGCGTCACCTCTATTAAAATGGATCACAACTACTATGTAGTAAACATAGTAGAAACAACAGTGCAACCGTAGTCCAAGAATGTTCCTACGACCTGTTCAAGATCTCCAATCAGAGAAAACTCTGGAGGAGAAAAGGTAAGATACCACTCTGGTTCGGAATCGACCGCAAGGCCGAAGTCGAGCCAGGCCATCGAAAGAGCAGATTTACTGCAAACTTTCACAGCGGAGGTAAGATACCAGTCGTGTTGTTTAGACACGATTTCATCGATAAAGTCCCAAAATGGCATCACGCCATTAGGTTGTTTTATGACCAAAGGGACAGCAAGTCGTATAATCATAGGACCTCCTAGCTGAAAGCTAGATTACGGCGGACAGAAGGGTATCACCCCAACCAGCCGACTGTTGCCAACTACTCCCAATGTGGAGCGATGATCCAGCCCGCACGTTCGCAGGATCAGCCAAGTCAGCCCCTGCAGGGACGTCACAGACAGTCGTCTGCAGGAAGACTTGGGGGTTCTGACCCGTTACAGGTATAACACCCTTGCGGGTGCGAACCTTATAGGTATTGCGCGGGACATTACCGACGACCCCAGTCACAGGGTTCACAATGGGAGCCTGGCGAATAGTCGCTGGGCGCTCGAATGTGATAGTGAAGGGATCCGACGCAGAGTGGACTCGTACAAGAGCCTGTGTGCCACCTAAGGCAGAAACAGCCCATTGTTTACCGTTGGTCCCCGGTGCGGTGTCGGCGACGACCGTATAGGTCGGCGAGGTGAAACCAGTTTGGGCAGAGCCTGTCACTGGTGAAGTGAGGGAAATGGACATGAGTAGTACTCATATATAAAGGGAAGTTAATGAACTATAGGAAACGTAGATGCGCGAGAGCAGCGATATTAACCCACTTAAGGGAAGCACCAGGGATAGTTAAATGTATGTCTGGCAGGGCCAGAGCATTCGATTCACCCGAGCGCTCAACAGCTGATCTCTTCCTATAGACGTGTAGAGTTGCACCTGAGTAGGACACAATCTTGGCATTAGGACCGGGGGAAGAGGCGGGAACCATATAAGCTAGCATGTTACTCTCACGAGTATCACGTATAGTTCTACAAAACCAGCCCAACCTACCGATCGGAAAAGACCAAGCAGAGATTATATCACCAATGTTGGTAAAATAATCGACCAAAAAGGAATAGGGAATCAACTCCCATACGGTCGGCGCAAAGTTTTCCGGGACAAACCCGAATTGCTCAGCAGCAGATACGTATGGGTTAGATATACCTACCCTAACCTCGCCAAGAAATCTACACATAGACTCGCATTGCTCCCTACTATTCACTCTATAGCGAATCAGGAAAGTTATGAGAGTTTTATTGTAGCTCAGCCAACCCAAAGGGGTAGTTTCGAGCTGTCGTGCGCTAAAGGAAGAAACCCGAGCGTATTCGTTCGGATCTTTACTCAAGCGACGTAGGGCTTTAAACCCATCCTCTATGTCTCCCATAAACGGGAGCCAACCAAAGGAGTGCTCTAGCCAGGTATCCGACAAGACCTTATGTAACGCTTTGTTACTATTAAGGTCAATACGCCTATTAACTTTGCGGAAAACTTCGGTACGCTTACGAGCGTCCCGAACAAAGTTATCGACAGAACGTCGAAGCGCTTTAGCCGGATGTTTGATCATGTCCAATGCTTCTTTTATCTCACCTAGGAAGACTCCGCCCTCAAAAGCGCGGATAGCTCCCCAACAGTGCTTATAGAAGTCGCTCAGGGCAGTATTTATCACAATTGATCTAAGATTAACATCAGAGAACGGGCTCAAAACAGGCAGGTCTGAGACATCTAATATGTCACCGACGATGCGATCTGTTATAATACCAGTGGAAACAGTTGGATCAGTCCATCGGACTTCAGCCAACCCACTAGTATGACCCGCGATTTCGAAGCGCGTACCACTGAATCCAGTGGTAGCGTTCTTGTGCTGAGCTACAAGGTCTCGCCATTGTGGGTTCTGGGAACCGCTCTTCGTGTCAGTCCACTGGATTGATCCAGCGTTTATGACAGTAGAAGAGTCGGAACCTTTATAAAACCTACGACTAACGCGGGAAAATACCCGTGACTGCACCTTGTTGACCATAAAGCACCCTGATGAGTTTAGACTTCGAGATTGATAAAATCTCAAACGGAGAGAGCTCTAACGAGCGATCCACTCACTACCTAAAAGACTCACGTCTCAAGGTAGCCGTCCATCTATTTACCTAGGATATTTAACCTAGAATGAGGTAATGAGCCTCACAAGCCGTAATCAGTAGAGAAGTACCGAAAGGGTAAGTCGCTGACTCAGCAGAATAGCATGACACGAGCGGGCCCGAAAGGGCCC